GTGACTCGCCTTGCCGCAGCGTGTGTGTCCGCGTCGGCAAGGTCAAAATCAAACGACAACACTAAGCATGTAGAACTGCCTGTAGAGGGCTTTTGGACGCGGGTTCGATTCCCGCCGCCTCCACCAATCGTTAAAAAACCAACTTCTCTTAGTTGGTTTTTTTTCGCCTACTACCGCGTGTTTGCGCGGATTCCTGTGGGTTCTTACGGAATTTAAAGCTCGCCATTTCTGCCACCAACCAGGAGGTATTACTCTCAGATTGCGCATTCTCTCTCAAACCCTCCCTAACCAGCGCCGGCCGAAGTCCGGAAGGCACGCCCGTCACCCCTTTATAAATTAATGACTTACGCGTGGACGAATCAATCAGTTTTTTTGTGGCTTTGGTAGGCAGAGGGACAATTTTTGGTGACTTGTCCAGTTTTGGTTGACCAAGTTTAGGGGTAACCCTGGCGTGATGCCTAGTTATGCGTCCTAGGTCATTTGCGTGTTTTGGCCGATTGCAGGAGCGATATGGGACAATTAAAAGCAAATTAGAGGAGGAGAGTAATGGCTCTACCAACCGACACCGCCGGACCATTTGATGTTAAGGCAGATGACTTAGTTTATGTAGATGCCGAGCAGGCTGTGGACCTGTTCCGACAGCTGCTAGTTATTGAAGCAATTAAAGCTGGCATTCCAATAACTGGAGTTGACGTTCCATCAGCGATCAATGTTGCCGACGGCGGTATCGATGCCGAAGTCGATAGCCTGTTGGGCACTGCACTACCAGCAGGACTGATCTCTCAAGGTTTAACCCGCTATCAGATCAAAACCGGAAACTTCTCGGCATCGACAGAAACTGACATTCGTTCACTTCTTGTTCGGCCGAAATTTGCTACGGGCAAACAGCAGCGTACCAAGGACGAGATTCAACCGCGCGTACTCAGTTGCTTCGAGAAGGGTGGAACCTTCATCGTAGTACTTTTCGGCTCGGATCTAGTGGGCAGAACCGACGACCATGGTGCAACCGAAATCAGCAAGTTTATGGCGGCTATTGATCCTTCATTCGCCAAGATCAAGGTGCGGATCATTCGAGCTAACCAGTTGTGCTCAGCAATCAAAGTGCTGGCACCCGGCATAGCAATGCGCCTTAACCGCGTGCAGGGGTATGACGACGCAGTTTTCCATGACATGTCGTTCATGGCTGACTCCTGCGACCTTGCGATAGGCGGTTACCAGCAGACAATCGAACTCGACAGTGCTGCAGAGCAAATCACGCGAGCGGCTGACAATATCAATGGATTTCAGCACGTGCGCGTGCTGGGCGATGCGGGCTCTGGTAAGACTCACCTCATGTACCGCGCACTCAGCGCCTCGTATCTCAGTGGATGCGTACTTTACTGTCGAGATCCTGAGCAAGCTTTAACCAGTGGGCCTATGACGGCGCTAAGGCAGTTAGCACGAAACACGGCCATAATCTTGGTCGCCGATGAGTGCGATCTGGAGACTTCGGAAGAGTTGATTGCGCTGTTCAAGAGGTTGGCGATCAAGATGCTGCTCGTTACTGCAGACAACGTTACGGAGCATGCCAGTGCACATGCGAACGCTCTGATAATTAATATGCCACAGCTTGAACAACCTGTTGTCGCTGATATTTTTAAGGGCTATAGCATTCCTTCGGACAGCGCAACTTGGCTGGCAACATTGTGTGAGGGATCACCTCGAGCGGCTCATCGACTTGGTCAATACATTCAGTACAACCCTGCTGAGCAACCTGCTCAACAATTGGCTCACCTAGATGATCTGTGGGAACGTGTCGTTTGTGCGCCCCACAATATCGATTCCGCAGAGGGGCATGACAAGCTCGTAGTCATTAGGACAATGGCGCTCTTCCGGCAGGTTGCATGGGAAACTTCTGATGGGCCGGTAGTACAAGCTGCCGTACTAGCAGCGCTAAAGCAGCTGGACCAAACCTTTTCACCACTGAGATTGTCACGCTCAGTCAGCGAGCTACGAAAACGACGGGTGCTGCAGGGGCCACGAGCGCTTTTAATCTCTCCGAAGTTGCTCCATATTGCCATGTGGAAGAGCTGGTTCGATCAATACTCAATCGCAGTGGACGTGGAACAACTGCGGGAGAGTCTCGGGGCCAGCATGCAAGCGCACTTTGACGCGATGCTCATGTTCGTGCAAGAGTCCAAAGCTGCGACAGCCTGGGCCGAGCGGCTAATGGGTGATGGTGGAGTGTTTGCGTCGCTAGCTGGCTACGAAGCTGCAAGTAGTGCCAGACTTTTTTTCGCGGTAGCGCAGGCCAAACCCAAGGCAGCCCTGCGCCGTTTTGCCGCCGCCTTGGGAGGAGAAACAGTCGATGATCGCCGAGAATTCAAGGGGGATGCGCGCCGTACTGCCGTGCATAGACTTGAGCAGCTCGCTATCCCTTCCGACACATTCTTCGAGGCGGCACAATGCTTGCTGCTGCTTGCAGAATCTGAGAACGAGAACTGGTCCAACAATTCGACCGGAATTTTCATATCTTTATTTAGCCTAGGCTATGGGCAGATTGCTGCGTCTGAACTGGCACCAATCGACAAAATCGACTACCTAAGAGAATTGCTACGCAGTGAGATACCGTTCCGCCGAAATATTGCGGTTCGGGCTTTGAGCAAGAGTCTTAGCCCATTTCTGTTTAGGACTGCTATCGAGGAGGTTATCGGCTTGCGCCGACTGCCAGACCGTTGGAAGCCCAAGACCTACGATGAGTTGTACGATGCATATGCGGCTCACGTGAGGTTACTTGAGGATTCAGTCGAATACCTGCCCGCTTTAGAGGCGAGAGAGGCAGCAATAGCGATCGTAAGTCACGCTCGCAGTCTCATCCAAATCGCCCCACTAGCCAAGACGATCTTAAACTTCTTGCGCCGCGCTGCCGCGATGCCGGGCGTGCGCGATCAATGCATAGAAGCTGTGGAGGCAATCCTTTACTACGAAGGTAAGGCGTTATCTGACGTGGTTGTGTCGGAACTCATGGCCATTCGTTCGGAATTGACCGAGTCCACCTTTTCTAACAAGCTGCGCCGTTACGCTGGCATGAAGCTAATCGAGGACCACTTTGATAAAGATGGAAAGTATGCGGATGCAGCAGAACCTGAGTTGATCCAGCTTGCCACTGAAGCAGTGGCTGACCCGAAATTATTGATACCCGATCTGTCATGGCTTGTAACGGACGAGGCCAAGAACGGATTTCAATTCGGCCAGATTCTTGGTCAGGCTGATGACCTAAAGCTGTGGGATTCAATCATTTCGACATGGATTGAAGCCGGGGTGCAGCGATCCGACTTCTTTGTTGGTGGCTATCTCTCTTCTTGGTACGTCAAGAACGTTGCCATATGGGAGCAACTTTTGGAGTGCCTGTTTAAAGACTCCGAGGTTCGCAGTTCGGTGCTTGGACTAGTCTGGCGTTCAGGAATGACCGATCACATCGCCCGTACTCTGCTTGCTATGGCACAAAGGGGGGAGATTGATCCGAAGGCTTTCAGACTGTTCGTTTATGGCAACGTTGTCAACCAGTTCCCACTGGGTGTCATCGAAAGAGTCGTTGATCTACTGCTTGAAATCGATGACGCGAACGCACCTGATGCAGCTCTGGATATTCTAGATTCACGGTTACGTAGTCGCCCCGACGAGATGGGCGGCTTGTCGACTCGCATCGAGTCTGCTCTGAATTTGTCGGCGTTCGTCGAGGCAGAAACGCGCGGACATGCGAATAACGACATGTTTATGTATCGGTGGAACGAGGTCGCAAATCAACTGCTCGAAATTGATCCAGAAGCAGCGGCGAGGCTTGCGGTGCGTTGCATCGAAAACTTCGCTAGAGTAAATAGCGTCACGGCAGGCTTCCATCCGTATCCGCTAAAGTTCCTGTTTAATGCGACGGCACTAAAGCCCCACGACATCTGGCCTGCCGTAGCACACCGGTTAGAGACTCAACGAAAAGATATTGGCACCTGGCATTTGCTTAACTGGCTTCGTGGCGGTCGGTGGGTGCGTGAAAACGATGAGGCTGGCCTCAACGCCATCCCGGCACAAATGGTATTCAAATGGGTAGATGAAGACGCTAAAGACCGAGCTTGGCTTTTTGCAGAGCACTGCCCACCACGCATCTCCAGACAAGATGAGCCACACTCTTTCGCGCGGCAGTTGTTGGAGCGCTATGGAGAGATCGAGCAAGTTCGACGTAGTCTGCACGCTAATAACTTTTCAGAAGGATGGAGCGGGCCAGCAAGCGAGCATTACCGCCAAAAGCTCACGAAGCTAGACGCCAGTCTCTTAATCGAAGGGAACGCCAACGTCCGAATTTGGCTTAAAGAGCACAGGGAGCAGCTAGAAATCAGCATCGAGCGAGAGGTGGAACTGGAGCTTCGCGAAAGCGACTCTTAAAAAAGCACATGTGGTCCATCCGCAAAGCTCAATGCCTCTGTGAAGTGGGCGGTCGAGTGAGAAAGTCGGAAGGCGGTAGTCAGTGAATTTCTTTCGGCGAGAGATCAAGATTGAACGACAAGTTTCAACTTTATTAGTTCGTCAGCCCTGATTTGTAAAAAGACTGGTTTCACCAATCGTTCACTCAAGAATAATCGCTACCTCCTTCTTTGTTAGTCTCAACAAATATTAGCTGCTGCTCCTCCCAAAGTACATGCGGATTCACAGCAACATCAAATAGCGTGACATGGTTCGGTAACGTATCGTCCAAAATGGCAGCGACAATGTCGGGGGCCAGCGAGGTCAAGTTGACCATCCGGCTGACATAGCTGTTATCAATTCCCTCCAACGTCCCAATTTCCGTGAGGTTCTTTACCTGTCCGGATTCCAGCATGGCCAACCATCGGTGGCCCCTGGCCAATGCCACTTGTATTGGCGTTGGCTCACCATCCCAATCGCGAGGATGAAAGTCCGTACCATCCGGCAGCATCACTGCTTTGCGCCGGCCGCGTCGCGTGATCTTGATAGGGAAAGTCACGTTCAGGCTGCCATCGCTGGCTACCACCACATCCGCTTCGCCAGCGGCTTTAATCTTGATCTCGTTCATTCCACTACCTCTGTAGAATCTTCCTCGACAATAGGAAGTCTTATTTCCGCCGCCAACCGCTCGATACCATTGGGCCGAAATTGCAATTCAATGTTGTGAGACGTAACCACCACCTTGGTGATCAACAGACGAACAATGCGCTCTTGTTCAACCGGAAAAAGCTGATCCCAGATCTTGTCGATCTGCAGCATCGCGATGCACACCTTAGCTTCATCAACCTGCGAGTCCCTGGCAATCATGAGTTGAGCCACCCGAGTCTTAAGATCAGGCGCGCACAAGATACGGCGCAGTTGCGCTACCACGTTGGCTTCCAATTCGATCGCTGGAAACCGTGGCAAACCCGATGCGCCAGCGTGTTCCTTGTTTTCGCGGGTGTGGATGTAATACCGGTACAACTTGCCGGCCCCCTTGCGGGTCCAAGCGGCTGTCAATGCGCGCCCATCGGCACCCTCCACGATGCCCTTCAGCAGAAACGGAACAGTCGCGCGCGTGTAGTTGCCTCGCATGCGGGGACTGATCTTCAATACCGACTGCACAGCGTGCCAGGTGCTGGGTTCGATTAAGGGCTGATGCTCGCCCTTGAACCATTCGTCCTTGTGCCGCAACTCACCCAGGTAAGTGCGGTTGCCCAAGAGTTTGTAGATCAGACTTTTATCGATCAGCTTGCCCGCACGGACATTTCCATCTTGGGTGGTCCAGGCTTTGGAGGTAACACCATCCAAGCGTAATTCTTTCACTAGCTTGGTACTGGAGCCGAGTTCTACGAACCGCTTGAAGATATGTTGTATCACCCGGGCTTCGCGCTCATTCGGAATCAGCCGGCGATCCTTCACGTCATAGCCGAGCGGTGGGATGCCGCCCATCCACATGCCTTTCCGTTTTGATGCGGTGATCTTGTCGCGAATCCGCTCACCGGTGACCTCGCGCTCAAACTGCGCAAAGGAGAGCAAGACATTCAGCATCAACCGCCCCATCGATGTAGTGGTATTGAACTGCTGCGTCACCGATACGAATGACACCCCGATGCGCTCGAACACTTCGACCATTTTTGAGAAGTCCGCCAAGCTACGGGTCATGCGGTCGATCTTGTAAACCACGACGATATCGATACGACCGTCTTCGATATCAGCCAATAACCGCCGCAGGCCAGGTCGTTCCATATTGCCACCAGAGAAGCCGCCATCATCGTAATCATCAGCAACTGGAATCCAGCCTTCGTTACGTTGGCTGGCAATATAGGCGTGACCCGCTTCCTTCTGCGCATCAATAGAATTGAATGTCTGATCCAATCGTTCATCACTCGACACACGGCAATAGACAGCGCAACGCTGGCGTCGCTTGAGAACCTCGCTCATTACCGTACCCCTTTCTTCACCGTCGGCTTGGGTGCTGTAGAGGATTTCAATCCAAAGAACACTGGCCCTGACCATGCGGTACCGGTGATTTCTTTGGCGATGCGCGAGAGGCTGCGGTAAGGACGTCCCTCGAATTCATACTGGCCATCGACTGTGACCATAATCCGGTATTCCTTCCCCTGGTACTCGCGGGTGAAAACGGTGCCGGCCATCAGACGTATATCCCGGTCGCGCTTTTTATTTTGTCCCGAATCGATGATCTGCTGAATGCGGCGCTTATTCCGATCCATCAGCGCACGATCAACTTTGCGGAATTCGATTTCTTGTAGCCGGTAAGCGATGCGTCGTTCAAGAAACTGTCGGTTGTGTGTCGGGGTGTCGCTATCAAACAAGCTTTTCCAAAGGGACCGGATGTCGGTCATCGGCAGATCGGGTAATGCGGCAATTTGCGAAAGTACAGAAAGTGGTGTGGCGTAACGGGGTGAGGTCGTGGTCATTTGGACTCCGTGACGGTGTTTGTCGGGTCCGTATGAACGCTCTGGTTACCGGAATAGCCAAGTACTAAATGACTCTTTGAGACCCTATTTGCGGACTTTGCAACAGGCTTTTCCCAGAGGCGGGACATGCCCCTTGCCAGCAGGGCAGATACCTCGTCCATGCGCTCTTCAATGGTCATGGATTCTGGCGGGCGGCGGTTGATTTCGTGCATTGGGTACCAATCATTGAGGTTCAACGATACAAGGTAGAAATTGTGGGCGAGAAGCCGCCTGAAACCCATCAGCAAGTTGCTAACGGATGCGGAAAGGCGCGGAAAAATGCAACGACTATTTATTAAATTGAAACTTCTGTGACAAGTTGCCAAGAGAACGAACGTTCTCTAAAATATAGCCGTGAAGAAAGCTATTAACGACAGAGAAAACCTTGCCAGCCTGCAAAGCTACTACGCCGAGCACCGCGTGCTGCCCTCGTACGCCCGTTTGATGACCCTGCTTGGTTATGCGTCGAAGTCAGCAGTAAAAAAAGCGCTGGAAAGGCTTGAGGGCGCAGGGTTTCTCGACCGCACGCCAGATGGCGACTGGTCACCTAGCGAACGCTTCTTCGAGCGGGCGATTGCAACCCAGCCTGTGCCGGCGGGGATGCCCATCGCAGCTGATAGCGATATGCATGAACCGATCACGATTGATCGGTTTTTAATCGATCAACCTTCAAAAACCGTACTCATTCGGGTGAAGGGCGACAGCATGGTGGACGCCGGTATCCACAACGGTGATTTAGCCGTTGTAGAACGTACCAGCGAGGCCACGCCGGGGGACATCGTGGTCGCAATCGTCGACGATGAATTCACATTAAAAACTCTAGCGAGAGACAAAGTCGGATATCACCTGCTTCCTGCCAATGCGAATTACGCCATCATTCGGCCAGCTGGCAAGCTTGAGATTTTCGGTGTCATGGTTGGACTAGTGCGTAAATACTCATGAGGACAATAAAAATTGAAAATATTCTCACCCACCCATTTTCTACGCCACGTATCTAAACCAGCGCTGCATGGTTTCACACAGGCTCATCCGATCTTCCCTCGATTAACCATTGACTGGGAGTGTTCAGAAAATTCATTAGCAGACAACGTTCATGCTGCCATCGAGGTACTGCAAACTTCTCTGCTTACAACTGATCTTCCCGAAAAAGAAAAATCGGCAATCGCTGATGATTTGAATCTCTGGCACGATGATTTGCGACGTGTTCATCTCCTCACCAACGATCTGGCAGTCAATGAATTTCATCTTGGCTGTGCTAATGACACTGAGGCGTTAACTGCTTTTAACGGTCGTGATACACGTGAGAAGGCGCTGTGGGTCTTTCATGCGCGGGACAAATTATTCCGTGATGTCGAACTGCACCTGGCCTTCCAAGCAAAGGCCAATGGTAAATACTGGAAGAAGCACCGCATTGAACCAGGTCTGGATTTAACCAATGAACGGGCAAAGCTGGAAGCGTTCAGTCACGAGGTAGCCAAGCTCTACGAAAAATCTGGTGGCGGAAAAAGCGCTCACATCGAGCGAAGCATCCTTGCTTCTGATGGCAGCATCCAACTGACTATCTATGTCGAAGGCCCACTGACAGCACTGGCGCACTTCACCGAAAATAAATTCAATCGCGTCACCACGCGTATCGCTCTTGAAACTGCCATCGTCTACCAACCAGCAACCGGTGTAATCGAAAGCATAGTCAAAGGGGGTGCAAAAGCTCATCAGGCTGTACTGCAGCTTTTCGGCAAGCATGTAGTCGGGCGAGATATCACGCCAGCAGAAATTGAGAAGACGCGCTTTAAACTTAATGAGCTGCGCGAGGGACTGGAAACATTTGAAGACCTGTCGCACCTTGGGGTTGAAAAAATTCGCTTGCGCCGTGCACAGTTCAGGCCGCGCGCGAGCACCGGCATTTCCATTCGCATCGAAGCCTCTCCAGAACAACATCAAGACGACGCGATCGAACTAGCGCGCAGCACGCTGCAAGTCCGGCATTCATTCGAAACTGAATACGATCTCGATGGCGCATCAGTCCTCGTCTACTTAGCAGCGGTGGGCGGTCATCAACCCAAGCGTTTCAGCTTCGATGTGTACGCAACAGGATCGTCCACCATCAAAAATCTTTCGGAGAAAAACCAGCCCATTGCTAATGCCGTATTGCAGTCGCTCAACGTCATCGAGCCCGAAGAGGCAGTCGCTTGAGCAAAACCCTGGTGAATGCGACAGCGGTGCTGTGCCATTTGCTGGAGCAGGCTAAGCCGACAGTTAATGGCACCACGTTGCTCAGCGGCCCGTTTGGCGAAGGCGGACACGAACTCGTTCGAGAACGCTTGCTAGTGTTTGGACCGACCCTGACCTACGTAACCTGTCCAGACTGTGGGGTTGACACGGCGCGCGTCGTGCGAACAGTTAGTGTGGACCAGATTCTGCTCAACTGCGATGAATGCGGAGAAGTCGATGCAGAACGCGCACTGCTTCAGACTTACACGGTCAGCCTGTCGAGGCTCATCGATCGGATAGTCAGCAGCCTGGCATTGCCACCGACTTCCGTCAAGGTCATCGATATCGATCTCTCATGGCGCCTCGGCATACATGAGCACAAACGTGGGAAGGCACAAACCTGGTATTTCGCCCGACACCTGAATGATCATGCGATAGCCAAGCGTCTGCTGGAACAGATACGTGCTGACAACGCTGCGCAATCGGCCAAAATCATTACCAGCAGCGACACGCCCCTACCTGATGGTTCGCCGCTTAGCGGATATGGCGTCGTGAATCTGGCAGCTGTCGCGCGGCTGTCGCAGAGTCGACTTATTTTCTTCGATGACAGGGTCGAGGTAACTCTTTCGCAGCCTGATGAGGAATCGATACCTACCACTTCTTTGCGCTATGTCCGTGAGAAGGCATGGGCCTACGTTGATGGCGTGAAGTATGAGTTGGAAGGAATGCAGCAAAAAATTCTGCTCGCGCTAATAGATGCCCATGCGCATAGTCTCGAAGGCAATCAAATCGGCGAGCGTTGTGGCTCCACCGCTTTTCCATTCCAGCCTTCGAAACAGTTTGGTCGTAACAAAAAAGTTCGAGAAACCTTCATCCAATATGTCCCCGGCGACAAGGTCTACGAATTGATTATTCATCCCGAAGATCGCGACTGGCTTTGATGCCCTAGGGACTGTCCCTGCCATCCCCAAAACCCGGTTCCTGTTCGCAGGAGGCCGGGTTTTTTGCTTTTTGTCCGCACGAATTCGATTTGCAGAACGCTTCTGCCGAATCTGCCGAACGTGTTGCAGAACCCGCCTTGAAATACTTCAAGCACTGGTTAGCGCTGCTATCAAGCCGCACGAAACAGGGCCTTTTTCACCTTCAAGGAGACTCAATTGCAACACTCAGAACCCGTTATTCGGCATCTCAACCAACGGCAGCTTGCCGAACGTTGGGATCTCAGCGAAGCCACCCTTGAGCGTTGGCGCTCTGATGGCATCGGCCCTATTTTTCTCAAACTGCAAGGCCAGGTTCGTTACCGGATCGAAGACATCGAATCCTTCGAAGCCGACAGCCTGCGTAAGAGTACTTCTGAGCGTGAAGTAGCCCGAGGTACAGCATGAGTACCCCGACAACCTTCACGCCCGAACAGGTGTTAGCCACTCCGGCCGGCACCCTGGCGCAGCAACCTGCCGAACTGCTCTTTAGCTTTAAAACTGCAGCCGCTGATCTTCTGACCGATGCCAAATCGCTGTGTGATCACATTGATCAAGCCATCGATTTCAAGTGGAACGAACGGGCTCGCTTTCTGCGCCACGAGGTAGACAAAGACACAGGCGTTGTGCATTTCGATGATGGCAACGTGCGTATCACTGCTGATCTCCCGAAAAAAATCGAATGGGATCAGACGCGCTTAGCTGAAATCGCGCGCCGTATTAGCGAGAGTGGTGAAGACCCTAAGCAGTACGTCGAAATCACCTTCCGCGTGAGTGAAACCAAGTTCAACGCCTGGCCCGACACCCTTAAGTCCTCTTTCAACGCTGCCCGCACAGTTAAAACCGGGAAGCCTTCCTATCGACTTGCCCTAATCAAGGAGTAACGCCATGTTTTTCAGAAAAGCTGCCATCAACAAGCTTCGTCAACGTACCGAATGGGGCATGCGCGACCTGCCCGACACCATCCGTGTTCCAGCCTTGGAAAGCTATCGTCCCCACGAAGTCGTTATCGCATTAGAGGATTCCACATTGGATGATCTGGCATTTGCCATGATCGGCATTGAATCGCAAATCGCAGAAATGCGCCGTCCACTGGTTGGCTTGCGTGAACTTTACGAGCAAGCGCGCAAACGTGGCGGAGTGGGCTCGAACACCGTGTCTGAAGTGTTTTTACAAAATGACTCAGTGGAGGTGATCAAATGAGTTTGCCCATCATTACGGCCGACCAGCGTCTGGCTGAACGACGTGGCGTTAAAGGTGTGTTGGTTGGTAAATCCGGCATCGGCAAAACCTCGCAGCTCTGGACTCTCAACCCCACCTCAACACTGTTCTTCGATCTGGAAGCTGGTGATCTCGCTGTTGAAGGTTATGCCGGAGACACTATTCGCCCTCGCACCTGGCAGGAATGCCGTGACTTCGCTGTGTTTATTGGCGGCGCTAACCCGGCACTGCGAGAAGACCAGCCTTACAGCGAAGCACATTTCAGCGCCGTTTGTGAACGCTTTGGAGACCCGGTTGCGCTCGACAAATACGACACCGTGTTCGTCGACTCCATCACGGTTGCCGGGCGCTTGTGTCTGCAATGGTGTAAGGGGCAACCGCAAGCCTATTCCGAGAAAACCGGCAAGCCCGACAACCGTGGAGCCTATGGCTTGATGGGTCAGGAAATGATCGCCTGGCTGACTCATCTGCAGCACACCCGACGCAAGAATGTCTGGTTCGTCGGGATCCTCAATGAGGCCTTAGACGATTTCAACCGCCGGGTTTTCTCTTTGCAGATCGATGGTTCCAAAACTGGGTTGGAGTTACCGGGCATCGTAGATGAAGTCATAACACTGGCCGAGGTCAAAGCTGACGATGGCAGTAGCTATCGTACCTTCGTTTGCCACACCCTCAATCAGTGGGGTTACCCAGCCAAAGATCGCTCTGGTCGTCTGGATGCGATTGAAGAACCGAATCTCGGCCGACTGATGCAAAAGATCGCCGGCCCTGCCCGACCTGCGACCGAGCGTCTCGACTTTGCGCGGCCACCCGTAGCTGCCGACGAGCCCGCCCAACCCATACCTATATCCACTATTTCTTTTCAGGAGTCCTGATCATGACCTTTTTCGATTTCAATTCTGCTGCCGAGCAAGCTAACTACGATCTCATTCCCAAGGGCACCATTGCGCGCGTTCGCATGACTATCAAACCAGGCGGCTATGACGATGCCTCTCAAGGGTGGACTGGCGGCTTTGCAACCTGCAGCCAGACAACCGGCTCGGTGTATCTGAACTGTGAATTCGTGGTGCTCGATGGTCCTTTCGCTCGACGCAAGATGTGGTCACTCATTGGTCTCTACAGCGCCAAAGGTGCCGAGTGGACCAATATGGGACGTACTTTCATCAAAGCCATCCTCAATTCTGCGCGTGGCATTAATCCGAGCGACAACAGTCCGGCTGCACAGAATGCTCGCCGGATCAGCGGATTCGCTGATCTGGAAGGCATCGAATTCATTGGCAAGGTTGACTGGGATAAGGATCAGAACGGTCAGGACAAGTGCGTCATTAAATCCGCCATTACTGCGGAACATAAAGACTATGCCGCCTACGTGAACGGCTCAGCACCCTCTGCATCCCCAGCGCCAGGAACACCGACTGTCAACGCCTATGCACAGGCGACCGGACGCTCGCCGGTTCCGGGTCGCCCCAGCTGGGCGCAGTAAGGGAGAGCGACCATGATCCTTCGCCCCCGCCAAACGATGCTTGTGCAGAGGACCCTTGCGGCTCTCGGCAAGCATGGTAATACCCTGGCCGTTGCACCAACTGGATCGGGCAAGACCATCATGCTGTCGGCTGTGGCCGGCAGTCTGTTGGCTGAGCCCGATGCCAAAGCCTGCATTCTGGCTCACCGCACTGAGCTGACCGGTCAAAACCGCGCCAAGTTCGAACGCGTCAATCCAGGCCTCAAGACGTCGGTCTATGACGCCAATGAAAAATCCTGGGATGGGCACGCCACATTCGCGATGGTGCAGACCCTCTCCCGAAAAGCCAATCTGAATCAGATGCCAACGCTGGACCTGTTGGTGATCGATGAGGCGCACCATGCTGTCTCGCCGAGCTACCGCGAAGTCATCGATCAGGTGCTGGTGAAAAATCCCAAGGCTGCAATCTGCGGCCTGACTGCCACCCCAAACCGAGGCGACGGCAAGGGACTGCGCGAAGTGTTCAGCAACCTGGCCGACCAGATCACACTGGGTGAGATGATCGCCAGCGGTCATCTGGTGCCGCCTAGAACTTATGTGATCGATGTCGGCACGCAGGAAGCGCTGAGCAAGGTACGCCGCACTGCGATCGACTTCGACATGAACGAAGTCGCCTCCATCCTTAACAAGACACTAATTACCGAGTCCGTCATTAGTAACTGGAAGGATAAGGCGATTGATCGCAAGACCATCGTGTTTTGCTCAACGGTCGAGCATGCCACCGATGTGTGTAGTGCCTTCAATCACGCTGGCGTTCATGCCGTATTAATTCATGGTGAATTGCTTGATGCCGAACGCAAACAACGACTGGCAGCGTTTGAAAATGGTGACGCTCAGGTGGTGGTTAACGTCGCTGTGCTCACTGAAGGCTACGACTACACGCCAACGTCCTGCGTGGTCCTGCTGCGCCCGAGTTCCTACAAATCCACTTTCATTCAGATGGTGGGCCGCGGACTGCGCACCGTCGATCCGCATGAATTTCCCGGAGTACTGAAGAGCGATTGCATCGTCCTGGACTTCGGCACAGCCAGCCTAATGCATGGAGCACTGGAGCAAGAAGTTAATTTCGACGGCCACAACCGCGATGGTGATGCGCCCACAAAGGATTGCCCAGAGTGCGGCGCTATCGTGCCGCTATCCGTGAGGGCATGCCCGTTTTGCGACCATGTGTGGGAGCGTTTGGAAAACCCCGATTGCGACGTGCTCGATAAGTTCATCATGAGCGAGATTGATCTGCTCAGCAGTTCGAACTTTCGCTGGTGTGATCTCTTCGGTAGCGACGATGCACTGATGGCTACGGGC